TAACAACATTCCACAGCTTGATAGCAACGGAAAACTAGGGGCTATAGATGGCTCTGCTTTAACAGGCATACAAGGATTTTCTTATGCCGCAACTTTAGCATTTGGGGATTATTAAATGGCTGACACACTCGCAGAAATTCACAACGCTACATTGCAATCGAGTGATTTTAACTCAAGCGGTGAAGCAACTTTATTTACTACAAACAGTAGTACCAAACACGTTATAAAAGATATTCAAATTAAAGAAGGAGACACAGGTTTTGTTGTAACTCCAAAATTAAATATTAGTGGTATGGATGTAGCTACACTAACAGGAAACGCAACTGGTTCGGAAATTGTTGGACCAAGTACAGCCGTTAAGTTAACAACTACTACGTTCCCATTAGTTTATGAAGATCAACAGTTTGTTCATCAGCAAGGTAGTGGCGTATTTAATGCAATAACATTTCCTAAAGTTAATGGTATTGAAGGAAAAACAACTACTTTAAATACTGATGATAATGCGATTGGGCATACTCAGTTTACTACAAACTATGACCAAAGAGCAATTTATACTGAGCTTGGTTCAAATAATTATACTATGTTTATTGTCACAAATGGAAATAATCAAACAGTTTTGCAATTAAGACAGAGTGATGGAACATTACTTAGAAATCTCAACGAGGGTTACCATCCTTGGTGGTATGATGATACGCAGTACGCTTATAGCTACAAGGGTTCAACTGGTTATATTCAAAGACTTGATACTTACACAAACACATTAGACACTAGTTGGAAACAACATGTTACAAATTTAAGTAACTCTTCTTACGCAAGGATGCTTGGAGTAAATGATGCAAATGGTAATACTAAATATTTAGTTTACTGGCCTCAGTATAATAGTGGTTATATGTATTATTATGATTTTGATAATGATATAGTTGGTACTTGGGTTGCCAATAATGTAGCAAATGTTTTGGGAAATTCTACAAGAGAAAATAATCTTCTTATGAAATCGGATGGTAGTATGATTTTTTTGTATCCCCAAGGTAATGATACACTTCGTCAGTATCCTTTTGATCCAACTACTTCAGATACACCAAGTTACGTAAACGTAAATAGAAGTAATTCTGCTCAACTTTTTCCTACTCAAAATCAAGGTAAACAAGTTGTAGGTTCTAGATTGTATTATTTTTCTGATTCTGGTTCTGGTACGCCAAATGGGAGATTAGAATATATTGATTTTGATTTGTCAGGTGATAGTAGATTTGTTGACACAGGACAAACATTTCAAACTAATTTGGGTAACTATGGTTACAGTGTAAACCTTAATAAAACCACACCAACATCTACAGAAATTTCTAATCGAACTTACAGCATAAGTCCGTCATTCAAGATAAGAATGACAGGCGTAACAAGTACTTAGGAGATAGTCATGTCTTTAACAATATTAGAAACAGCAACTTCATCAACTGCAACAGCAGCAAAAAGCATAAACGTAAAAGTCAACAGTTCAGCTAGTGCAGTTATGTATACTGTTCCTTCAGGTAGAAAATTTAAAGGACATTTGTGGACTAATGCTAATACATATTTTGGAGTTATTAATGGTGTACAAATGCGACACCCTTATGGGCATACTTCTTATCAAAAACCCATGTTGTCAATAGAACTTACAGCAGGGGATGTAGTAAATTCCTCACCAACAACAAGTGATTATACTCATTTGCAAGGATTAGAATCTGATGCCTGATACATACACTGCTAATGATGATGGTTCATATTCTGTTGTTAGTGCAGATGAATTGTCATTTATAAACTTTACAGATAAAGACCCTTCAACTGGTGCAATTTGGCAAAACGTAGAAGAAGTGAAAAGTTTTGTTGCAGCTTACCCAAATGCTTGGTCACTGTATTCTTCTTTGCCTACACAAGAAGAGCAAGATGCAATGACAGCATCTAACAATCGTATGAAGCGCAACGACTTACTCGCAACATCCGATTGGACACAGATGCCTGACAGTCCATTGACTGACGAGGCTAAGACTTCATGGGCTACTTATAGAACCTCGCTGAGAACGCTACCGACAAACGAAAACTGGCCTAGTTTAGAAGATGCAGATTGGCCCACAAAACCATCATAACTACTTGCAAAGTATTGTCATAACTGTTATACTCAATTAAAGATTTATTAAACAAAATCAAGGTACTTATGACAGTCGAAGCCCCTCAGTGGCGAACTGTCTTGCTCTCTCCAAACGAAGTTCTCAAAGTCTGGCATCTAATAGAAGCCGACATAGAAAAAGCCCTTGAACACGGCATAAATGAAATACCAATCTTGGAACTGTGCAAGCAAGCACTCAGCAACAAGATCTTCATTTTTATAACATTGGACAGAGACAACAAGATAGTCTGCACCACTACACTACGATTTTTACATTATGGCAGCGTTAAGACATGCCAAATAATTACAAACACCACCAACGGAATACCTCTAAAACAGGTCGAACATGACCATCAAGTTTTTGAAGATTTTGCTAAACAAAACAGTTGCAGCCACATGCAAGTCTGGGGTCGAAAAGGTTGGCAGAGAAGATTGCAGAGCCTGAGTTCACGCCAAGGCAATAAATACAAACCATTATACTACGTTTTCGACATGGAGATCTAAAATGACACTGTACAACCCATTTTTTAAGTTTCTAAACCCAAGAAATAGTGGGTTGATTGCGTTCAAAGGTGGGGGCGGTGGAGCTTCGGCTGAAGAAGTCCAAACCGCTGTAGATAACACTGTAGGTACAGCCTCTGAGAGTGGCACAGTCACTGGTAACACAGTAGGTTTTACTACTCCTGTAATTACGAATACAGCCGCTGATGGAACTGTTACAACCACTGGTGGCGAGGAGATGACTGCAGGTGGTAAGACTGTAGATGTTACTGGTACAGTTAAAGGTGATACTGAACAAATTATTGGTGGGCAGTCTACAACTCAGGATCTTATTAACCAAAGATTTGATACTTTTGGTGGCGGTGGGTCTACTACTAATATTACTAACCAAATCGATACAAGTGACCTAGCAAAAGTAGATCAGGTCAACCAAGGCTTCGCTACTTCCGCTGCTAATCAATCTTCCATATTAGACGGTCAAAGTAATTTAGCACAAGGTCAAACAGGCATATTACAAGGCCAATCAGGACTAGCCACTGGGCAGACAGGTTTAGCAAAAACTCAAACCGATATACTAGGTAATCAGGTAGGTATGCAGACAGGCATAGACACCGCTAATACTGCGCTTACAGGATTAGGATCTGCAGTAGGTAACGTACAGACAGGGGTCGATACAGCTAATACTAATTTAATGAATTTAGGATCAGACGTAAGTGAAGGCTTTGGAGCCGCCCAAACACAAGTAGCCGACATGCAGCAAGCGGTTTTAAGTGGTCAGGTTTCTATGACTGATGTCCTTAATGCGATGAGAGATGAACAGACTACTCAGTATGGAGATCTTGCAGCTAATCAGGCTACCATAACTGATAACATAGGCGGTGTTCAGACAGGTCTGGATACTTTAAGAACTGATCAGCAAAAGGCAAACACTCTAGCAGATCAATCTAGGGCAGAACTAGCTAAGACAGTTACTGGTGGATTTGATGCTGTAACCGAAAACCAAGCGTCACAACAAAATCAGGCAGCTAGAAACGCAGACATATCCATAGCTAACCAATCAGCTATTCAACAACAAGCTGCACCACAGTCCTTGGCTACATTTGCTTCTACGGCAAAAGAGTTAGCCAGTGGTCAGGCTGCTAGTGGTGACGCTACTCCTCAACAGACAGATTTTTTAAATAGGTTAGCTACTATTAAGCAGATACTATCGACACAAGGTAATAATCTGGATGCTAGTATTCGCGCAGAGTACGCAACAATAGCTAATGCTTTTGATAATGATGGTACGCTAATTCCTGCATCAATTAATGAAAATGGCAATCAAGTTAGGCGAGGTATGGATAATGCTGATATGCTTATTACTAATACCTACAACTCCCAAGGTGCTTTAGCTAATCAAAAGAAAAGTGATTTAAACCAACTAATGGCTGCACTAGATACGATGGGCTACCGACAACAAGGTAGTCAATCAGGCGGTCTATCATCTAGCGGTCTAGGCTTAATGTCAGCCCAAAGTAACCAACCATTCATTCAGCAAAATTAAATTAAGGAGCATTTAATGCACCCTGTAAAAATTTCAGATGATGGTGTTAATTTAGTAAAGAAGTTTGAAGGACTTCATAGAGTACAGCCAGATGGTATGGTTAGCGCATATCGCTGCCCTGCAGGAAAATACACTTGTGGATGGGGGGCGACCAAGGGTGTCCGTTCTGGTACTAAGTGGACTAAAGAATACTGTGAGATGCGTCTTATCGAAGACTTAGCCGAACATGGTAAAGCTGTTAAGAAATATGTATCAGTACCCCTCTCCCAAGGACAATTCGATGCGCTTACGTCTTTTGTATTCAACTTAGGTGAAGGTAACTTTCGCAGCTCTACCCTACTCAAAAAGCTAAACAAGGGTCTGTATGATGACGTACCTGAGCAAATCATGCGTTGGAATAAAGCGCGAGTAGATGGAAAGCTTACTCCTCTAAAAGGTTTAACTCGACGTAGGGCTGCAGAAGCCGCAATCTTTTCTAGAGATGCTGCTATGCCATCTGATGAAGGTGGTCCTGACATGGTGCAAAAGCCTACTGCAGAAGCACCCAAGTCCTTAGCTAAATCAAAAACTATGGCAGGTGTAGGCATTGCAGGTACGGCTACAGCGATGAATGAGATGGCAGGTCAACTACAGGGGCTAGTTGCCTACGCAGATAGTCTAAAAACCATCTTCTTAGTATGTGCAATTGGCGGCATTGCCCTAGCAGCATACGCAAGATGGAAAGATAACAAAGAAGGCATCCACTAGTGTTTATCTTTAGTAAAATTAAAACTTACATCATTGGTGCATTGGCTCTGGCTATTCCTATTATTTACGTAATGGGAAAAGTCGTGGGGGCTAATAAAGAGAAGAATAAAATTCTCAAAGATGACCTGCAAGCCTCAAAGAAGAAAACTAATTTTTACAAGGCTATTTCCGAACATGAAGAAGATAATATTACTGACCGCAAGTCTCTCACTGAGCGGCTGCGCGGAAACGGTCTATAGGACCGACCTAGAAATTTATTGCCCACCAGTAAAACAGTACTCAGAAGATTTTACTGAGATACTGGCTGTAGAGCTAGATGTCTTAGACGAGGCTTATGAGGCAATTCCTGAAGTGGTCACCGATTACATATTACTTCGAGATCGTATTCGACAGTGTAACGCTGAAAAGGAAAAAATATAATGGGTATTTTTGGAACTGATTTTGACAGTGTTAGTGATATGTTTGATGGTGGGGGTCCAGGTCAAAGTGGAGACACCTATGATAACGACAACGATCCTAATAATCAGGTAACTGGTATAGCAGCCGTATCAAATACTGTTACTGGTAATAGTGCCGCAAACAACCCTAACAACAATGATAATAGTGATAGCTCTAGTAATACCGTAGGCGGCGCACCATCTGGCGGTATTTTATCATATTTTAATCCAGTATCAATTATTGGCAACCTTGCAGGTTGGGCTAATGGTTTAGACCCAGAGAATGATGCTAATACATCTATAAATGGTAGAGAGTACTACACCAGTTCAGAGGGTATGGTATATACCTATAACGCACTTGGTCTTCCCTATGAAGTTGTTCAGGGATCTGATGGTAACTTTGTAGACAAACTATCAGTTGTGGACGAAGAAACAGGTCTAACTGGATATCAGCAACTAGCCCAAGATTTAAGAGATAGTGGTGATGATGAAGGTGCAGCCCAAGTCCTACAGGAAGAACAGCAAAATGCTGATAATGTTGAAATAGAAAAGACTGTAACAGAACAAGTTCTAGAGTGGGCTAAGTCTGCAGGTATTGATACTGAGGGCATGAAAGCAATTGTAGATGACCCTAATAAATTCCTAGCAGATAGAAACCTAAAATTAGAAGACGTAGTACCTACCTTAAACGCTGATGCTACAGGTACTAGTATACTGGGAGATGCCTCTAAGTACCAAATGGATTTCGATGGTCTTAATCAGACAGCTACCCAAGTAAGTAATATAGCTACGGCTGATAGAATTACCACAGACTCATCTGACGCCAGTACTTATACTGCAGAGACTAATACACAGAAGATGGCTGACGGTTCATATGACATGACTGCAGCTACTGGTGAAATTGATGATGACAACCTCGTAGATGCGTCTGCTATTGAAACTGATTTGCAGGGTGCAGCTACTGGTCGTAATGCAGATGGTACAATTAATTATACTGGTGTTGCAGCCAACGATTACGCGACACAAGAGTTTAGCTCGATCATAGATACATCTACTGTATCAGGTAGAAACTTAGCCAAGGCTCTTGGTGTGGGTAACTACCTAGATGAGAAAGCTACAATTGCAGGTCAGGTAAAGATTATATCTGAGCAATTCGTAAACGATCAGGGTCAAGCTGTTATACCCAAATGGGCGCAGAAGATAGCTAGATCAGTAGCCCAAACAATGGCCTTTGATGGCATATCTGGATCAGCCCAGACCTCTGCAATGGCAACTGCTATTATGGAAGCAACTCTAGGTATAGCAGAGAAAGAATCTACATTCTTTCAGACACTGACAACAAAGAATTTAGACAACCGTCAGCAAGCTATAATCAATAAAGCTAATATTCTATCTAGATTTGAGGAAGCTAATCTGGGTGCTAGGCAAGCGGCTGCAGTAAGTAACGCCAAGGCTTTCTTAGAGTTAGATCTTAAGAATTTAACTAACGAGCAACAAGCTGCATTAATAAATAAACAAGAGCGTACCCAAGCTCTATTTGAAGACAGCAAAATTATAAATGCTCAACGTCTATTCACTGCAGAACAACAAAACGATTTTACTAAGTTTTATGACGAATTAAATTCTCAAATTCAGAGACATAATTCTACCGAAATCAACAATCTTAGGAAGTTTAATGCAGGGGAAGTTAACGACATTGCAGTAGCCAATGCCGAATTGCAAAACAACCGCGAAAAGTTCTATCAGGAGATGCAGTATAACATAGACACTGCTAATGCTAAATGGCGACAAGAAGTTACCCTTAAACAGTTTGAGACTACTTGGGATGCCATTTCTACTGATGTTAAAAATTCATTAGACATCTCGACAGAAGCTCAAAATAGAATTTGGGATACGGCTGAAAACTTACTGGACTTCATTCAGAAGACAGCCTCTGGAGACAGAGATGCAGAAGTAAGGTTGTTGGTTGCCCAGTTACAGGCACAAGGTCAGCAAACTGGCGGTAGTGGTTTCTTAGATAGTGTTCTCAAATTAGGAGGAACAATATTAGGTCTAAGTAACAAACCTTGGTGGATGCCTTAGATTTAACGGAGCATAATTATGAATTTTGAAGAAGCAATTAAGAAGTCAATTAAATCTTTTATGTCTGGAAAACTTCCTGAGAAGTTAAGGGAAGTTCAGGAACAGGACTTCTATTACACCCCTGAGTATTTTGACCTCTTAGAAAAAGATCTAGACGAAGACTCAGAGCCGTCAGCGGCTAAGAAGAAAGAGGATACGCCTGATGAAGTTTGAACAGCCAATCCCAGGAGAGAACTTTACCTCTGATACTAGGAATATGCCTTGGCACAGACCGCCTGATATTAATGAGTATGATGACGCGATAGGTTACTTCATTGGTAGACTTGAGGAACCTGAGCAACAAGAACTCACCTTTGCGATGTTAGGTATAGAGGCACAGATTACTACAATAGTATCTGCAGTACTCCTACAAGGTATCAGGGTTGGTAAGGTAAGTATTGATCTAGCTATATTAATAGCAGGTCCACTAGCCAGATTTATTGAGATACAGGCTATGGGTGTTGGCATGAAGTACGACATGGGAATTGATGCAAGTGATCGAGTTATGATTACCCCTACTATACTACGTGCGGCATTAGGAGTGGTCACAGATACTCCTGTTGAATCCCCAGAATTAGAAGAAGAGACACCAGAGGAAGCTACACCAGAGATGATGCAAGGACTTATGTCTATGCCCTCCCCTCAAGCAGGTGCAGTGGCATCCCCTGATGAACAGCAAGCCATGCTAGGTGGTATGGAAGAACCTGCAGAAGAAGAGGTCTAACATGAGTTTTAGAACTGAAGCAAACAAAGTTAAGGCAGGTATTGCTAGGGGCGACTTTAAGAAGAAGCGTGATTACTTTGCTAGTTTTGTAGATCCTCTAGTTACACAGATGCAGCAGCAAGACGCAGCAAAGCGACAGGAAGATTTAGACATAC